TCGGGGCTCGTCTTCTTAAATACCAGGATTAAGTGGGGGAATGGGGGCGACCAGCCCCCAATATAAGAATCGACGTAAGTCGATAAAATGTTTTTTGAAAATTAAAATATAGGGATTTGACATGTAGAGCGTCCGGTTTCGGTGAGGAGTTCACTTTGCTTTGGTCGGCGGCAATTATAATAATAATACTAATGCCGGCTTGTGGTATTGGAATATGAACAATACATCTAGTAATACGAATTACAACATCGGGGCTCGTCTACTTATATGAAAAAATAAATTTTATTACATGTCATCTTCCTTACCACTTGGTAAAAATTAGTCGTTCTGGGCTGGGCTAGTAGGTTTATCTCTTGAATATAGAATTTCTCGAAAACTCGGCAGACAAATATAAGAATTCCAGAAATATCAGAGGAAAAGATCAAAAATGAAAAGAGTAGGTAATATTTACGAAAAAATAATTCAATTAGGAAATATTGAATCAGCAGTAATGCATGCCGCAAAGGGTAAATCAAAAAGAAAAAACGTGGAGAAAATATTAGATTCCCCAACTTATTATGCTATGCAAGTTCAAAAGATGCTAAAAGAACACACTTATATTCCATCGCCTTATGTTGAAATGAAAATACTGGACGGAGCAAGAAAAAAGGAAAGGATTATATATAAGCCTCAATTCTATCCTGATCAAGTAGTACATTGGGCTTTGATGCTTCAACTGGAGCCAATACTTATGAAAGGAATGTATGAATTCTGTTGTGCATCAGTTAAAAATAGGGGAATATTGTATGGTAAAAGGCATCTTGATAAGATCCTGGTAGATGATCGTAAATATACCAAATATTGCTTGAAACTTGATGTAAAAAAGTTTTATCCATCAATTGATAAGACTATATTAAAACAAAAGTTTAGAAAAAAAATAAAAGATCGAGAAACATTATGGCTTATTGATTTAATAATTGATAGTTCTGATGAAGGTGTTCCGATTGGAAATTATACATCACAATGGTTTGCTAACTTTTATTTGAGTGATTTGGATCATTTTATTAAAGAAGAATTAAAAGTTAAATACTATGTTCGTTATATGGACGATATGGTGCTATTTTCTAATAATAAAAAGCAATTGCATAAAATAAAATTAGCAATCGATGATTTTCTAGCAAAAGAACATTTAAGAATTAAAGAAAATTGGCAATTATTTAAAACAGATAGTCGTCCGTTAGACTTTTTAGGATATAGATTTTATCGAGGGTATTCTACTTTAAGAAAAAGTAACTTTTTACGAATCAAAAGGCGAGCAAAGAAAATATCGAAAAAGAAAGAACTTAATTTTCATGATGCGGCATCAATGTTATCCTATTCTGGATGGTTGAAACATTGTAATTCATACAATTATCAGCAAAAATACATTAAGCCGTATATCAATTACAATAAATGTAAGGAGGTCGTTAGTAATGAAAGTAAGAAGCGACAGGCTTCCTCAAAATGATTTTGAAATCAATAATATTCAAGGCAACGAATGCAACGTTGTCTTTTTTGATACTAAAAATCATAAAGAGGAAAAAGATGAAAATGAAAATATATCATACGAATATGATGCATACAATATCAAAACAACTTATAGGAGCACGTTAGGAGCAGATATAAGCAAAAATTACGAAAAATGGTACAATTATGCTATCCAGTATGAAAAAGATGTTCTAGCAACAGAAATAAGGGCGAAAAGAAACGAATTATTGAATGAAAGCGACAAAGAATTGGCTATTGACAGATTTTCATTTGAATTTCCCGAAGAAATAACAATGTTAAACATCTTACAAGTAATCAAAAGTTTTTTCTCTGTTTTATCAAGTATAACTAATGGTAAATGGGCTAAATATCGTCAGCAATTAAGAGATATTACTAAACAGGAGGAATTTCCATATAATGTCGAGTTCCCTAAAAAGCCCACAGATAATGAATAATGGATACCATTATTGTAACGGCTATTACGACTGTTGGAGTTGTAATAACAACTCTTATTCAAAGTTCTAATGCACGAAAAAAGGATAATATAGAGGCGAAATTAGATAATATCAGAAAACAATTTAATGACAAAATAGATTCATTGAAAGAAAACTTAAATCAAGAAACACTAGCAAGATGTAAAGCAGATTTAGTTTCATTAATGTCAAAAATTAAAAATGGTTATACCCCAACAGTAGAAGAAAAATTAATATTACATGAATCAAAGAAAAAGTATAACGATCTAGGTGGAGATAGTTATGTTGATGAAATGTTTGATAATTTAGTGAAAGAAGGTAAGATATAATGGATACTTTTCTAACCTGGGAAGTTCTACTAACATTTAGTGGGTTAGTAGGAGCAGTCTACATGGTCGTTGAATTCACAAAAGAAATAAAGTTTATAAATAAAATTCCAACTAAATATTGGAGTTTTTTTATTGCAGCATTTCTAATAATGATGACGAATGTAGTTACAGAATCATTTAATTATAAAGATATAGTTCTTTATCTTTTAAATTCAATAGTAGTTAGTTTGAGTTCTAACGGCTTAAATGACTTTAACAAGGGCAAATCAAAAGAAACATCAGAAAAACATGAGAATGATATAAAAGAGGGCGAATAAGCCCTTTTTTGTATAGATTGGAGGTTTTATCTATGGAAGATGAAAAAAATGTTAAAATCGTAGAAGAAAATACAGAATTAGAAATCCAAACTACATTTAATGAGGATGGATTAGATGTATTAGTCGAAGACGGTACAATAGAAAATGAAAATGCAGAGGAGCCAGAAGGTATTGGAGCCGGCGAAAACTTTTCAATGAGAACAAGTAAGCCAGGTGCAGGTAACAAGTTCTTTATTACACGAAGCAGAGGCGGATATTCTACATGTATTCAGGGAAGCCCAACAGATAGTAAATGTAATGTACTTGCTAACTGTGTAGGATATGCTTGCGGACGTTTCAATGAAATAATTGGAGCAATGAAATATCCATCATTAAATTGTAATGCAGAAAACTTTATTGAAAGAGCAAGAAATACCTATGGATTAGAAATATCACCAGTTCCTACATTAGGTGGTATTATGGTATGGCAAAAAGGATCTACATTATCAGGTGGTGATGGTGCAGGACATGTTGCTATCGTTGAAAAGATTATTGATAGTAATACTATTTATACAAGTGAATCAGGTTATGGATCAAGTGCTTTCTGGAATAGTACAAGAAGCAATAGTAATGGTAGATGGGGATTAGGTAGTGGTTATACATTTAGAGGATGTATTGTTAATCCCGCTATTGGTAAAGTAACCGCTCCAACATCTAATAGTGCGAATCCATTTCCAGGTGTATCTGATGAGGAACTAGCAAGACGTGTTTGGTCCGGTGAATTTGGAAACGGCACAACTAGACAAGAGAGATTAGGATCAAGATATGCAGCAGTTCAAGCACTTGTTAATAGAGGTGTAGGAAAGCCAGGAACAACAAGTAATGTACCTTATGCAGGTGTATCTGACGAGGAATTAGCACGTCGTGTTTGGCGAGGCGAATTTGGAAATGGAGCAACTAGAAGACAAAAACTAGGATCAAGATATGCAGCAGTTCAAGCACTTGTTAATAGAGGTGTAGGTAGATAAGAAAAAAGGTAATGACACAAATGTCACTACCTCTTTTTTTTTGCCTTTAAATCCTCTATGGCATTTCTAATAAATTGAGTTTGAGTTAATCCTTCCTCGGCTAATAATTTATCAAGTTCTTCCTTTTCTTCTTTCTTTAAATTGATTTTAAGTGGTGAGTAGTGTTTCTTTTTATATTCATTAACATACTCATTTTGATTAAATTTCTTTTCTTCTTTCATAATCCCTCCCTATATACTACCATTGCATTATTTTTCAATTTAGTATATAATAATTAGTGAGAGAGGAATTAATCCTCTTTCACTAATAGGATATTTCCGTTTTTGTAGATTACGGCAAATCCTAATTCATAAAGTTGGTATGCTGTTTCAAGGCTCATATCAACTTTTTTAATTTGTAGCATTCTCTCACCTCCTTACATATTAAGTATATCACATTGGGGGGACAATGTCAACAAAAAAGTGAAAAAATTATTTTTTTTAAATAAAATTGGTAAGGACATTAATGTCCTTACCTTTTATGTATGTGCATAAAAATAAATCACCACATGGACATTGAGTGTTATGCACACGATTTACTTAAAAAAAACATGCCAATTATTTACGGGATCGTCCGCATCTTGAACAATATGATCAATATATTCATACCAAAATAATCTTTTATTTTCACGTGTAAGCTTATTATATAGATCTAAAATAGTATTAGATTTCAATATTTTTTTATATTTTTCAAGATTTCTTTTTTTAATTGAAACATCAACAGAATCCAGTTCTTGGATTTTTAATTGAGTAGCATTATAGTCATTATCATATTTTTCTTTTGTAATACGACCATCAAGATAAAGTTCATTAAGACGATCTAATTTATCTTTTAATCGTTCTACTTTATTAACATTTTTATTAATGACTTGTTTTTCTTCGACAGATTCAACAGAAATAACATAATCATTTAACATAACCAGAAAATTAGATATAAGCCATTTTTCCAATTTATCCTCATTTACGGTATGATTATTAGAACATCGACAATCCAAGAAATGATTGCAGCATTTATAAGTTCCATAGCGAATACGAGTTCCATCAACATGATTCCTACCGGCACTTGATCCTCCCATTCTTCTTCCACAATCATAACATCTAATAAGTCCAGAAAAAATAAAGAAATGATCAGAGTGCTTGTTAGGTTTATGATTTTTATTAATTAAATCTATTATTTTTTGATGTCGTTCTTTTGAAATGTAGGGCTCGCAGTATTCTTCAACTCCACGATAAACACCATGGTACATACTATTTTTAAGCATGTGTTTAACTCTTTCATAAAGTATAGGTCGTTGTGGGTAATTATCATGTAAATATTGAGTAGTAGCACGAAGAGAAAGTGTTTCCTCAAATTTATCAAACATATCGATAGCCATTTGTGATAGTTCTGGATCTTTAACAACTCTTTTATTTTGTTTTTCTCCCTCAATTTTATAACCAATTGGAAGAGCACCAGAAATAGGTCGCTTGTTGCGGACCATATTCTCAAAATTAAATTTAATTCTATCAGATGTTTGATCTGATTCATTTTGTGCAATAGATAATTTAATATTAAGATATAAGCGACCATTAGATGTAGACGTGTTGAATTCTTCATCAGAACATTCCCAATCAACGTTGTATTTATCTAATAAGTCTTGGATACGATAATAGTCTGCTACATTACGAAACCACCTATCAAGCCGCCAAATGACAATCCTATCAATTTTATCAGATTTTACATCATCGAGTAATCGTAATAATTCTTTACGATTGGATATTTTAGTACGTGCTGATTTACCTTCATCGGCATAAATATCCACAACTTGATAATTATGTTCTTTTGCCCATTCTATAAGCCTAGATTTTTGACTTTCTATTGAATATCCATGTTTTGCTTGTTCTTCTGTGGATACTCTTATATATATAGCAACTCTTATTATTTTATCCTTTACATTCTTAATTATTTTACTCATTAAAATCACTCCCAATTATTGCGAAATCTTTAAATAAATGCTATAATTGAGGTACACAAAAAAGAATTTTCGTGCTAGATTATTTTTTATTTGTGTACCTCTTTTTTGAGGGTAGGCTCATTGTTCGCTGCAATGAGTCTTTTTTTATTTTAGTATATAAAAATATACTATATAATATATCCCCGAAAGGGGGAGGTTAAACAATGGATTTTTACTGTTTTTATTTTGAGATTTTGGATTTTGGCATTGATCCAATAATATTGCAGTACTACATAGAATATTATTTATAATATTCTTTTTTAATATTATTTTTCTCTCATAATAAAATTTTTGTTGGCTTTTGCAAATTCTATCAGTTTGTTAAAATCTTCCTCCGTCATTTCTTCGTTTTCATTTAAAAAACCTTTTCTTTTCAAGATGTTTTTTAGCAATTCTTGTTCTTCTTTTTCTGTTAACTTTTTTCTTTCACTTTTCATAGGTACATCAAAACCCATAAGCCAAATCTCATCAACATCAAAGAACTCTGCTAACAATGTTAGACTATCTTGCTTTGCTTTATATGTTCCAGAAATCCAATGACTGATTTGTGATTTACTAATACCAGTTTTTTCTGATAGTTCAATAGCCTTTATATTATTAAGGTCCATTATTTTTTTTAATCGATTAGCAAATGTGTCAACTAACATTGTCATCACCTCATAAATTATTATATACAAAAAGTTGGGAAAAAACAACATAAATTAAAGAGAATATAAAAAAAAGTTGGGAAAAATTAAATTATTTTGTTGACAAGAAAAAAAATTAATGCTAATATTAAACTAGGTTGGGAAAACCCAAACTAAATGGAGGTGATAAAATGAAAAGAAATTATGATTATTCCAAATTAAGAGGAAGAATAGTTGAAAAACTAGGATCCATCAAGAAATATGCGGAATTATTGAAATTATCTGATACGTCTATCTCAAATAAATTGAGCAATAAAACACCATTTAATCAAGACGAAATATTAAAAAGTATTGAATCAGATGTATTAGATATTGATGTAACGGAAATCCCTATATATTTTTTTACACAAAAAGTTGGGGAAATCCAAACTGACGAAGAATCAGATTCATAGTAAATAGCACGAAAATTCTAGGAGGTAGTTATGAATAGCGAAGAAACTACTAATAAAAATCTTTTAATTGATAAGAGCGAAGATATTATTAAATTTCTAATTAAGTTATATGAAAATCAAGAAAAAATTAAAATTTCTTATCAATTACAAAAATCATAAGGAGGATCATCAATGAAATTAAAAAACAAAAATAAAAATAGGAGGTATCAAAGTGTTTAAGATCATAATAGGAATTATCATAGGGGCTTTAATAACTTTATTAATTGTAAGCATTCAATATTACTTAAAAACTAATCATTTAAAATTAAAATGGAAAAATTTATTTATTGCACTTGGATGTTTAATCATTATTGCATATTTAATTTATAGTTTCATAGGTATAGCAATAGCACCAAAATATACAAAGTCTAACGGCAATGTATGTAAAGGTTTTAAATATGGAATACAAGTATGTAGTGGTGATATAAATGCCGAATAAAAAAAGAATTATGAAAAAAACTTTTGACCCATTTCATAATTCTATAATCGTAAATTTAATAAATAAACTTACACCTTTATTTTATCAGATTTTAAGGGGTTAGTAAACAAAGTAAATGAATTGGAGGCGATGTCTTATTAAGAAAGTAAATAACTATTTTTCTCACGATTTTAATGCGAGAAATGATATTAAATTAAAAAAAGTAATTGCTAATTTAGGAATACAGGGCATCGGACTTTATTGGTGTATCATCGAATGCTTATACGAGAATGACGGTTATTTGTCATTCGATGATATTGATTTACTATCTTATGAATTAAGAACGGATAAAGATTTAATATTAAATTTAATTGAAAATTTTGATTTATTTAAGAAAAATAATAAGAATAAATTTTATTCTCAAAGTGTTTTAAATAGATTAGAAGAAATAGAAAGTAAATCAAGAAAAAATCGAGAAAATGCTTTGAAACGTTGGAATAAAAACGATACAAACGAAATGCAAACGGAAAGCAATAGCAATGCGACCGCATTACAACCGCAATGCTATATAAAAGAAAAGATAATAAAAGAAAATAAAAGAAAAGATAATAATATATTATTAACTACAACAGAAGATAACAATATATATAATTATGTCGAATCTAACTTTGGACGATCATTATCACCAATAGAATTAGAGAAAATTGGTCTGTGGTCGTCAGAATACAAAGATGAAATTTTAAAATATGCAATTCAAATAGCAGTTATGAATCGTAAAGCAACTTTTGCTTATGTAGAAGGTATTTTAAAAAACTGGAAAGCAAAAGGTTTTGAAACGTTAGATGAAATAAAAGAAAATGATCTATACGGAGTATTTGCGACTCATAAAAAAGAAAAATCTTCAGAGCCAGAAATCGATACGGAAATATTTGATTACAATTGGCTTGAAGATGATGATCATGATTAAAATAATCAAGATGGCTATATATAATATCAAAAAATTTTAAAATGTCAAATCTTTTTTCAAAAAAACGTATTTCGTTAAAAGTTCAATGTCTAGTATTGAAAGAAAGGAAATAATCATGTTTAGAAATTTTAAAGATTGGCTAGTTTTAAAAATCGATTTGATTACAGAGGCTATCGGCATTAAATTTACTAGATATAAAGGTTTATGGGAACAACAGAACAAAGAAATTGATCTAATGAGATGTTCACATAATAAAGAGATTCAAAGATTAAAAAAACTTGTTGAATCTAAAGATTTAATGATTAATAGTAAAAATATTCAAATAGATAATTTAAAAGACGAGAAATCTAAAATAAATGAAAATTATCAGAAATATAAACAAAAAACTAAAGAACAATATCTTGATCTTATGAATAAGTATCAGGATTCAACATTAAAAGTTCAAGACTTGATAGCAGAAAAAAGAAAGTTGTCATCAAGTAAAGGGGGATTAAATACAAAAGTAAGATACCAGGATAAAAGAATTAAACAACTTGAAACAGAAAATGCAAGTATTAAAAAATTAATTCAACAAGTTGTTAAAGAAAGTGGTAGAAAATTAACTCCACCAACAATCCAGGAATTACGAAATTACAATTTATACGGAAATAAGAAAGGAAAAAGAAAATGAGTAAATTTGAAATAACATCTATCAGAGTTCATAAACTACCAAAATCAGAAGATAGCAACATAGTAGGTATAGCAAGCATTGTTTTAAATAATGCATTCCTAGTAAATGATATTAGGGTAATTCAGGGAAAAGAAAAATTATTTTGTGGGATGCCGTCAAGAAGATTAGAAGATAAATCTTTTATGGATATATGCCATCCATTAAATAACGAGGTTAGAAAGTATTTAGAAAATGCAGTATTAGCAGAATATATCAATGCAGAAGAATTAAAGGAGGATCCAAAGAATGAATAGTGATTTCAATAAAGAATTAATTGATACTAATGTTGATTTAGAAACATTAAAAGAAGAAATTACTTCAAGAATAAATAAACTTGATGATCCAATGTTTAATGTATCGGTTAAAACTACCGAATTATTGCAAATAACAGTTGCAACACAAGATAAGACAACAACGTTTGATGTATTCGATGTAACACCAGAAGCAATAGATGTTACATTAAAAAAAATAAATGAATATGTGGAGGGTATTAAAAAATGAATTTTTTAATCGGAATATTAGTATGTATACTTGGTTTCTTACTAGGGAAAAAAAGTGCAAATGATGAAATATTAAAATATTATCAACAGTCAGTAGAATCGGAAATAAAAGCAGCAAGAGTAAATATGGTAATTAGATCATATAGAAATCAATTATTAAGAGAAGAAACAAAAATTCGTGCTCTATCAAAGTCAAAACAAGAAATGAATGCTCTTAATTATATCGATGTAAAAGCAAAATTAGAATTAATAAGAAAAATTGAGGAGGATGTCGCAAATGAAATGTAAGAAATATGATCAAGCATGGTTTGATAATAAATATATCCAATTACTAAATATGAATTGTGGAACATCAGAAAAGAAATTACAAAAATTGAATAGTTTTATGAAACTAGCAAAAGAACATAATATTAAGCCACAGGCTACTAAAGAATCAAAAGTAAAATTCGTAAGGGAAGATTATGGAATACCAAAAACAGAACGTGCAATCAGAGCGAGAAAAGCAAAACTCAAAAGAAAACAAGAAGCAAGAGTATAAATTCAAAGATCAATGTGATGGATGTAATAACTTTGATTATTGCAGAGGCTATAACGGTAAAGTTCTATGTAAATCATGCATTGAAAAAGAAACACCAGAATCAAATATCACAATCAAAGGACAATTAACTATATTCGATTTAATATGAGGTGATGATTTATGGATTTTTCCAGGAAAGGCAAAACATCTGTAACAGTTAAAATTTTAGGACTTGATGTTGTTATAGATAAACACTATATCACAATTAAAGATTCATCAAAAGTAAAAGATAAAAAATCAATGGAGTCTATCTTGAAAATAGCAAGAAACATGGCACTAAAAAAAGGCTGCCATTATAAAAGAACTAATAAAAGTTGGATTCAGGAATGGCGAGCACATAATCTGCTTTATAAATTACATTTATTTGAAACTCATACAAAAGATACTGATTTAGAAGAATGCGAGAGTAAATTTAGATTATTTTGTTATAAAATTCTTGGAAGATAGCGGAGGACTTATGAATAAAAAATTAAGAAAGATTATTAATCATTATGGATTAAATAAACAATTAAAATACTTTCAAAGTGAGGTATTTGAGTTAAATGAGGCTATTATATCAGAGCGAAATAATGGCTGTTTAGAAAATGCAATTGATAGTGTATTTACAGTATTATCACCATTAATGGGAACAAAGCATGTTAACTATAAAAAAGAGCATATAAAAGAGGAAATCGCTGATGTAATGGTTATGTTAAAACAAATTCAACTTTTCTATAATTTTTCAACAAATGAAATTCAAGACATTATGAAATCTAAAATTGAAAGACAAATAAAAAGAATCGAGGAGGGTGACAATGGCAAAGAATAAATTGGTAGATCTAAATGATCATCTATTTGCAGAATTAGAACGTCTTGGCGATGAAGATTTAAAAGGCGATGAACTAAAAGAAGAATTGGATCGTGCTAAGGCATTATCAGATGTTAGCGAAAAAATAATAAATAATGCAAGTTTAATGCTTAAAGCAATTCATGAGCAAAATGAATATGGTACGGTTTCAAGAGATGTTCCAAAAATGTTATTAGGAGTCACTCAAAATGAGGAAGATTTGGAATCAAGAAAAAGATAATTATTTAAAAGAAATTCATAAAGGACGTTCTAATCAAGAAATAGCAGACTTAATGAATATGAAATTTGATACTAATTTTACTAAATTATCAATAAATAGTAGAAAAAGAGTATTAAAACTCATATCGAATTATAAATATATGCCTAAATATTCGCCAGAAATAATTAATTATATAAAGAAAAATCATAAAGGAAAATCTACGATTGAATTATCTGATGAGGTAAATAAAGTATTTAATATAGATACTAATCCCGATAGTATTCAAAACCTTAAAAGCAGGATCAAAAGAACAGAAGGATTTATATTCGAGCCAGCTAAAAACGACGGTTGTATCAAAAAGGGTAATATTCCAATGAATAAAGGTAAAAAGTGGGATGATTACTTATCTAAAGAAAAACAAGAACGTTGTAGAAAAACAACTTATAAAAAAGGAAATAAATCGTCTAATGCAGTTGATATTGGCGAAGAACACATGAGATATTCAGGGAGTAAGCCCGATGATTTAGGATATTTATATGTAAAAGTATGCGATGGTAAAGGCAATAAGAATTGGAAGCCTAAACAACAGATAGTATATGAACAACATTATGGTCCAATACCTCCAAAGCATAAAGTGATATTTGCTGATGGTGATAGATTTAATTTTAATCCGGATAATTTAATTTTAGTATCTAATTCAGAGGAATTAATCATGAATAAAAGAAAATTAAGATATAAAGATAAAGAATTAACTAGGACAGGATCAATAATAGCAAAGGTTATTGATAAAACTAATAAAATCAAAAAATGAAAGATTACGAACAGTTATACTATGATTCTCAATATGAGATTAAAAAATTAAAACAGAGAATCCAAGAATTAGAAAACGATTTAATGCTTGTTAAAAAATCAGATAAGAAAAAATTAGATATAAAAAAAGAAATCTTAAAAGAATTTAAAAATTATAAAAGCAAAGAGGTGAGTAAAAGTGAGAAAGTATAGCGGTAGTTGGAATGCCGAGGAAATGAAAATCAATTTCAATCAAAAACAATGGCGACAAGATTTAGCAGCATTTATTAGTAAAAAAAGATATTGGTTTCAAACAAGAGTAAGCAGATCAAGAACTATTGAAAAGAAAACTAACTATAATGACGCAGTTAAAGAATTTAGTATTTATAATCCACATGGTGGTGAAGAAATTATTAGGTATATGAATAAAAATGAAATAGTTTATACAACCAATGAACAACTATTGTCAGAGTATTACGAAACAAAAGGATTTAAAAGAGATTAGGAGGAATTATGAATTCTGGTAAAGATTTAATCGAGGAATTAAAAAAACGAGGATTTACCGAGAAAATGTATTTTGAATTAGGTAATTCGTTAATAAAAGAATATAAGGGTAAAGAATATCATTATTCAATTATACTTTCCTTCAAAGGAAATGTATATTTAACAAATTATGATGAAAATAATTCAGGAACATTTTGTTTGAATTTAGATAAAGAATTTACGGATGATTTATTATTCATAGTTCCATTTGTAAATAAAGAATAAAAAGGGATTATTTTTATAGGAGGATGTTATGGAAATTGTAAATAAAAATATCGAAGAAATCAAAATGTATGAAAATAATCCTAGAAATAATGACGGTGCAGTTGAGTATGTTGCTAATTCAATAAAAGAGTTTGGATTCAAAGTTCCAATAGTTTTAGATAAAAACAATATTATTGTAGCAGGGCATACTCGATATAAAGCCGCAAAATTATTAAATATAACAGAAATACCATGTATTATTGCTGATGATTTAAGTGATGAACAAGTAAAGGCATTTAGATTAATTGATAATAAAGCCGCAGAATTATCATCATGGGATATTGACTTATTAAACCTTGAATTAGAAAACATCAAAGATATAGACATGGAATTATTTGATTTTCAAATAAGCAATATTTTAGATAATGTTGTCGATGATGAGTATGAGGTAGAATTACCAGAAGATCCAAAAACAAAAAACGGAAATATTTATAAATTAGGAAATCATTATTTGATGTGTGGTGATAGTACCAATGCAGAAGATGTTAAAAAATTGATGAATAATCAATTAGCAGATTTAATTGTTACCGATCCACCATACAATGTCAATTACGAGGGAAAAACTGATAATAATTTAAAAATTATGAATGACAATATGGAAGATAATCAGTTTTATAGTTTTTTAGAATCAGCATTTATAAATCTATACGATTCAATAAAAGCAGGAGGATCCATTTATGTATTTCATGCAGATACAGAAGGATTAAATTTTAGAAAAGCAATGATGAGTTCTGGATTCAAATTAGCAGAGTGTTTAGTATGGGTAAAGAATGCATTTGTAATGGGACGTCAAGATTATCATTGGAAACATGAGCCAGTACTATATGGATGGAAGCCAGGAGCAAGTCATTATTTCATAAATGATAGATCACAAAGCACAGTATTAGAGTTTGATAAGCCAATAAGAAACGAAGAACATCCTACTATGAAACCTATCGATTTAATTGCTTATTTGATAAATAATTCAAGTAAAAAAGATGAAATTGTATTGGACCTTTTCGGAGGTAGTGGAACAACGATGATTGCTTGTGAGCAGACTAATAGAAAAGCCTTTATTATGGAATTAGATCCAAGATATTGCGACGTTATTGTTGATAGATGGGAAAAGTTTACTAATCAGAAAGCCGAACTAATCAACGAGGAATAGTTATGAATGATAATTTCATAAAAAAAGATACTTTCGAGAGATTATGTGCATTACAATGTGAATTAAAAGAAATTGCGGGAGCCTTTGGAGTATCAGAAGAACAGGTAAGAGTGTGGTGCAAGAATGTTTATCATAATGATTTTGAGGAGGTATATAGAAGGTTATCTAATAAAGGCAAAATATCAATTAGAAATTTACAATTCAAATTAGCAGAAAAAAGTCCGACAATGGCTATCTATCTAGGAAAAGTTTATTTGAATCAAGATGATAAAGTGAATCAAGAAAATAAAGATTAGGAAGGTGAAAAAAATGAAAAATAAAAAAATATTAGAAATTGCTACAATAATGATATGTGTCGCTATTTGTTTAGCTTTAATAATATTTTTCTGTACTTTTTTAGAAATGCTAAATGATTATAGATGCTATAATTTACCATTAAACGAATTTTTTAAAGATAAGAGATGTGAAAGATACTGGGATATGAAAAAATGGAGTGAAAAATGATTATGATTTATATTTTAATGATTTTGTTAATTATATTAATTTTATTTATTTATAGTTGTTTAAAAATATCTAGTATATGTGAGGATATAGAAAATGAAAAAAATAGTAAATGATAAATTATATGATACCAATAAAGCAACAATTATATTTGAATTTAGAAAAAAATTAAAGGGAGAAGACTGTTGGTTTAAAAAAGGATATGCCTTTTATTATTGGACTGATGCACAAGTATACAAAACTTCCAAGGGCAATTATTTTTATCATTATAATGCTAAAGAAGAATATAACGAAATTATCGAGCCAACAACACTTGATAATGTAAAAAAACTAATTAAAATTTTAAATCCAGATAAATATATAGAATTATTTGGTGTAAATGATATTGAGGAGGCATAATGAAAGTAAATGATATTAAATTTGGAGATATAGTTATATATAGAAATGGTAAAGTAAATAATGTTAATAATCCATATAGATATAATAAATATTTTAATGATAATTTTGAAAATGTATCAAAAGGTACTGATTTTGATATTATGAGAATTCAAAGATATATAAAAATATTTGGATTTTATAAATTGAAAACAATTTATAGGAGGTACAAATGAAATATTTATTGTTAGTATATTTAAAAAAAGGGCATACGGAATCTTATTATTCTAATGAACTTAAAGGTTTGAAAGAATATGCAGAATTTAGAAAATTCGATAATTTTAAACTGTTTGAACTAAAAGAGGTGGAAGAATGTTAAGCAACGATGAAATGAAATTATTAAATGAAATGAAAGATAATTGTATTAAACAAGCGAATTATGTAGATCCAAATGCAATGTTAAAATATAATTTATTGACAAAATTAAGTTTTATATCTCAAAAGATAGAAAATATACAAAAAATATTAGTTAATAGTAAAGAATATGCAATGGCGGTAGCAATGAAATTAAACGATAAGCAAAGTGTATTAATTGAAATTATTAACGAAATTGATAAGGAGGTATAAAGATGGATGTTGTAGACTTAAAAACAAAAGTAAAAAATAAAGAAATCAATTTTTTCTTAAATGATGGTTATATTTATTGCAAAAATAATAAAACAGAAGAAATTGCTATTGTTGGAAATTATTATTGTGTAGAAGTATCAGCAAAAGAAATAAAGATAATAGACGAGAATCATAATGTAATGCATCTTAATGAAATAAACGAAAAGCCTAATTTGATTTATATTAGCAAAAATACGGATTTAGCATTATTAAAATCATTAGGATTTCATTTATGTAGAGATGGACATTATGTTAAAAGAGTATATTTATGTAATGAAAATGATGATAAGAATTTTTATGACATAGATCCAAAAACACGAATATTGAAATTAACTAGATTAGATGGTGATTTAGACGATACAATAATTAAATTAGTAAAGGCGGGATTTATAAGATGAAATTTACATTCGGTGATATAGTAGTTGTCGATAAAATAGAAATTGGTGTCATTGTTAAGTGTTGGATACACAATGCCGATGCCGGTAAAGAGTTTAATTACGATGTTTATGTAAGAGAATATAACGGGATTAAAAACTATAAAGAAAATGAAATCGAAAGATATATGGTAAGACATAAGTATTTATCAGAAGAAGAACAAGAGTATCAATATAATGCCATAAACGGCTTATAAATTGACCTCAAAAATATTAAAAAGTATCATAGATATAAAATAGGCATTAAAGCCTTATAAATACTAGCATTAGACTATATTAGTTAGGTGCAATATAATATAGTACATATCTTGCATCGAATATATAGTGGAAAAGAGGTGAATATATGGCATGACAAAAGATGAATTAAGATCTAAATTAGATGAATTTATTGAGAATGAAGAATTGGAAGAGTTAGCAGACAAAACAATTCAAAGTTATAGAAATGCAGTTAATAAATTTATTGATTATTTACCTAATGATTTTGAAATCAATAAAAAATTAGTTATGGATTGGAAAAAACAAATGCAAAAAGATGGTTTTGCTCTTAAATCAAGAAATCAATTTATTGTTGTTGTAAATAAATTCTTATATTTCTTGGATATGAAAGATTATAGAGTTAAATTATTTAAAGAACAGGAAAAATCTAATTTGGAAGAATATATTGAGCCACAAGAACATAAACGAATGTTAAGATGGGCTAAAAAATTAAATAATATGGAAGCTTATTATATAATTAAAGTTTTTGCAACGTCTGGAGCGAGGGTAAGTGAATTAAAATATTTTACTGTTGAAAATTTAGATAGTAATTATATTAAAGGTGCTTATAACAAAGGCAAAGAAAGAATTTTAATTATGACAAATGAATTAAGACGAGAATTAAAGCATTATTGCAAAGATAGAAAGATTAAAACAGGTCAAATATTTAGAAGTACAGATGAAAAATTTATAAATGATCCTAATAAGATGATAAATGTATCGACAATTTGGCGATGGTTGAAAAAGATAGCACGTGCAGCAAAGATTAATCCTAATAAAATCCATGCACACGCATGGCGACATTTATTTGCAAAACAATGTAAAGAAAATGGCATCGATTTAGACGAATTAGCCGATATATTAGGACATAAAAATATAAACACAACGGCTATATATACAAAAACCTCAATGAAAGAGAAGAAACAAAAATTAGAAAAAATAAGGTATTAAAAATTGGAGGTATTTATATGAAAGATGAAATAATAGTTATCGAAAATCAAGCATCTCAATTATTATCAGAAAAAGATGCTATCATAGAACAAATCAAAAAGAATAATGTTGCTAGGAGTATGGTTTCAACAGAGCATTTAATTTGTACAATTTCAATTATGAAAATACCAAATGATCAAGAAAGAAAAATTAGATTATTTGAAGAATTAGACAAATTAGCAGGAGTTATGGAATGATAATCTACTTTCTAATAGGTTTCATAATTGGTTATGTTGGCTTAGATCTATATTGCAAATTTAATGAAGAAAAGGTGATAAAATGGAAGGAAAAATGGAGTTCGAGGAATTCGAAGAAAAATATCAAACATTAACAACAACAGAACAAGAAAAAGTTGCTATTGAATTAGTAAAAAGTGTTTTGCAAGATAAAGACCAGGTAAATTCAACAGTTTTTTCTAAAATGGTAGATATTCATTTAATCCAAAATTATCCAGATACAGAATATTATGAAATAATACCATTACAACGAAATACGATTGTAGAAAATCGATATTCGTATGAAGAATTTTTAATCAGAAAGAAAAAAGCTTAATAAATATCAAAATAGTAATCATAACTTACATGAATTATAGAAAGTAAGGGGTGATGCTTATGTATGAAAAATACCACAGAAGTTGGTATTTGATGATTTTATCACAAAGAGATTTAGAAGATTCACAATCAAAATTAGATCAGATAGAAGAAGAATTAGTCAAAACAACAATATCGATGAAATCAGATATTACAGGAAAAGGTGGTTTTTCTGATAAAATGGCTTCATTGATTGCTAAAAAAGTTGATTTAGAAGATATTATCAAAGCACAGAGGACTTTATATAATACTCGTAAAAAAAGAATGAAAAAAGATTTAAGAAAACTTAAAGCAAGCGATGATGTTATGGATGACATTTATAGACGTAAATTTGTAGACAAAGAAAAAGTAAAAAATATCGCTAGGGGGGTAAACTTTTCGAGAGAATACACTTACGACTTAATATCGAGAATTCGCCGTAAAATTGACGAAATTCAAGACGAATTGAGGACAAAAAATAAAAAGTAAACATCTTACAAAATCTTACAAAACTTGTGTTATAATGTTATTGTGAGATTATTATAAAATGGCTTACATCTGTTAGTTCTTTACTCACAGTTTGGAACTTATAGAGGTTTTGAGTGTTGCACCAATTAAGCAATGCTTTTTTTTTAATTTTTTTTTGAAAGGTGGTGCAAAAGTTATGAGTAAGAAAGATGCAAAGAATACACCAGCTAAAAAGGATGATTCAATGGTAGAGGTAAGAGTAATCAACAATTTCCTAGACAAAACAAAAAATAAAAAGTTCATGTCAGTTGATACTGTTTATAAGACAGATAAAGACAGAGCTGATGAATTAGTTAGACTAGGTTATGTTGTATATGTTGCCGAAGATTCAAATGCTGATGGTAATGTAGATCCAAATGCTGATGGAAACGAAGATCCAAATGCTGATGGAAACGAAGATCCAAATGCTGATGGAAACGAAGATCCAAATGCTGATGGAAAC